CTTGTGGATATACTTCACTACACGTAGTTTTACCCTCACTATCAAATAAAGGAACACGAATAACAATAGTATCATCACTTCGTATTACATAAGGATTATCCGTTTCTTTTAATTCACTTACTTTATTTCTATCTTCAATAATTCTATTTAAAATGTCCTCAGGTGTCCATTGAGTACCAACGAATAGGAATTTACATCGTTCTCCATCACGTCTATTCCACCATTCAGTATTCCATTTATCATAAATACCTCTGTGTATTCCTTCACTATTAGCTTCTTCTGCTCCCTTAGTCATATCATCAAAGATAATAGCAAAATTAGCACGTTCACCAGTAGTAGAGCCACTTCGAGTACGAGATATTAGATTAGACTTAGGAACATTAGCGTTCTTTATCTTCCAATCCGATTCTCTTTCTACCTCAAAAGGTTTTCCATTATATATAGCATATTGAGTAAATACATCCGTAAAGTTAGGGCTACATAAATATCCCTTAACTGTTCTCGAGAAACCTAATACTAACTCATCAGAATAACTCATACGAATAATAGAATTATCTATATTCATACCAAAAGCCCATGCTTCCCATAATGTTGCTATATAAGATTTACCTAATGAAGGTGGATAACATACTATTACATAATGAAGTTTAGGATTAAAAGTTAATTCCTGTAATGCTTCTATGTAAGGTTTTAGTACTTCTCGTCTATTAGCAAGTACTTTTTTAGGTTGATCCCACTCCATATAATCAACAAAACATTCTAAGTCTCTTCTCGCACAAATAGCATAAACACGTTTATAGTAATCAAAAAAGGAAGCCATATTATTTATGCTCCCTTTACTAACTAATTTATGCAAGATAGGAATAAGTTTTTTCTTTGCTACCCCAACAGACTCTAATTCTTCTTGATTATACCACATTTCAAGTACATTTATCGCACTCTCACACCATTCGAGTTTATCTTTCTCGGATAATCTATCACTTCGAAGTGCCTCACAAATGCCTAAAAATGTCTCCTTTAACGTACTTTCCTTTTTTTTAATCTCTATTTTGTCCCCTACCTTAATCATTGTATCACTCCTTCGGCATTTGATAAGTTATATAATCAAATTTTTGCATAATCATATTTGTATCTTGTTTAATTGAAACAACTCCATCACTTAAATTTTCAATAATTGGTGTAGAAGCGTTATATACAGTCACTGGTCTTAACATAGTGTATACTTCATCTATAATTTGCAACGCTCTTTCTTCTGAACCATAACAACCTAATAAATGATAATATCCCCAGATTTCCCATCTTTCCTTTTTTAATTCTTCTTCACTTTTATAAACTCTACCATTATCAACGCCATCTCGAATACATAATTCTGTTTCTTTACTTATGATTTTACCATCTTGTGAACGAATCCATAATTCCATAGTTTACTCCTTAGGTAATCGTATAATAATAGGTTTACCATTTTGATAATTGCTGATAATCATTTCATCAATTTCTTTCTTAACTTCTAAAGCACGTGCCTCAGTCTCATATTCAGCAACTACCATACGAGAATCATTTACTAATACATTCTTTAAATTTCTATCGTAGAAATATTCCTTATCTACACCAAAGTATTCCGCAATCTTATTGAATAGCTTTTCCTTAGGAAATGCTTGATTTTCTAATACCTTGCCTAATTCCGTAGAATAATTAGTTCCCATATCTTTTATAAATATTTCATTATCGATTCCCTTTTGTTTTAATAATTCCTTAATCTTAGTTCCAACAATAATCTTAGGTTGTCTTACACCTATAGAAATACCGTTTACAAACCATGTATCAGTTTCTTCTTGACTTATTAATAATATTTTTCCCATAATTCCTCCTTATATTTTTCTAAGTCTTTCTATTGTCTTCTTAAGTTCTTCTTTACCTTCCTTCGTAATAGGAGGCATAACCATATTAACTAAAGTTCCCTCTTTTAAGTCTAACGCTTTCTCCCATTTCGCAAGTATCTTAGGTCTAAACGCCCATCTACCCATCAAATAATTAGAAATATCTTGCGTATGAGTTCTACTTTCGCCTAATTTAGCCTCTATCTTATTAATTTCCTCACACAATTTAGTCTTAGTCCACTTTTTTTTCTCTAAAATCATAGTTATATAAGTTCCAACATTAATCATATCGTTTTATCACCTTCAAAGTACGAGATTTTCCATTAGAACACGATACATAACCCTTATCAATTAAAATTATCATTCTCTTAAACACGGAATTAACCGTAGAATTAAGTTCTTCCGCTAATTCTCGGTAAGTAGGACTATAACCATATTCATTAATAAACCAATCAAGACACTCTAGTACCATTCTCTGCTTAATACTTAGTTTTTCGTTCATCTTCTTCTCCTAATATCCAACATAGAGTAGATATTTCATCTCTTTGATTAATTTTATTCTTTAAGATATATTGTATCCTACTTCTCATTTGTGCTTCTGATACCTTAAATTCTTTTTGATGTTCTTGTATATACTTATAGGCAAACGCATAATCTTTATATGCCTTATAAAATACACCAGGATCCATCAAATCACTAATTCTAAGTTCCGTATAATCATTCATTCTTAACACCACCCGTAGTTTTAGCAACGTTTCTTTTATATATCGTATCCTTAAACATTTCATCTAAAGATTTATATATCATTTTCCCAACATGAATAACATAGGGATTCATAAAATACACCACATTTCTACCATCCTTAACTGATTTTATAACATCTTGTGCTATTAAACCCTTAATTTGCCTGTCTATGGTGTTCTTAGAAAAACCACTCCACTTAATTAAGTTCTTTCTATTTACATTAACACCATTATTATAAACAAGTTTCCCCGTCTGATATTGAACTATATCAGTAAGTTTTAAGAATAAAGGAAATTTACTCCCTATTTCATATAACACACTCGTATTTATTTTGCCAAATTGCATATTAGCTCTTACAAGTCGGTCTTTTTCTATTATTCCTTCTCTTTTAAGAACTATATCTCCCATTCTTAATTTAGTAAATACTTCATCCCCTAATGTTTCATCTATTACTTCTCCATTTTGATTTACTATATAATATTTTTCTTCCATTTTATCACCTAATATGTCCTAGTTGGTTGGGTACTATTCCTCATTTTCTCTTATTAATATTACCCTATGTATTGGTAAATATCCAAATTTCGTTTTTTCCCTTATTTCTCAACATTATTAAGTGCTTTTTTTAGCATTTAGCCCCTTATCTTTATTTCTAGTGTCTCTTCCTACAGTGGATTCAGGTGTAGTTCTTTTTTTTATTTTTACGAATTACTTATTTGAATTATGACCTTACTACACCCTAGGTTCTATCCACATTTCCCTTATATCATACTTTTTACTCTCATTTCACTCTCATTTTATAATTTTCTTTAATTTTTTTACTTAATATAATCCTTTTTGTTTTTTTAAATATATTTGACAATAATATAATCCTTTTTATTTTTTGGATATATTTGTGAGAGTAAAAAAAGGGGGTATAACTTGCTATATATAGGGAACGGGTATAGCATAAACGCTCGTTAATAATATAAAAAAGTAAATAATAACAATAAATAAACAATAATATAATAACATAATGTATTTTATATCTTTATTTTTTATAATAACATAAAATAATAATAAAATGGTATTATTTAACAGTTATTTTACAATTAAAAGCATATAAAAACTTCTCTTAATTTCAATAATAAATAATAATAAAATAATATTAAAACAGTAATAAAAATAATAAATAAGCTATATAAAAAAACATACTAAAACAATAATAGGATCATAAATAAAAGGTATATAAAAAGGATAATATAACAAAATATAAATGTTATAAATATTATATGTAAAATAATAATAAAATTAATAAAAAAGTATTGATTTTTTAATAAAAATATGTTATACTTTATATGTAAAGTTAAGGAAGGAGGAAAAAAGAAAAACATGAAGAAATATCGATTAAAAGCACAATATAAGATCATGTTATATTTAATAATATTATTTATATTAATAAACGCAATGATTCAATATGATAATAACATTCTAATAATAACAATGTATTATATAATAGCTTATAACATGATAAAAGCAGGATATAAAAGCATAAAAAAAGAAGACAACCGCACGGCTAAGATTGGAAAGTCTTCTAACAAATAACGCCAACTAATAACAACTATAAAAGAATAATGTTTTTAATTGACATTTTACATTATAAAATAAGATAAAAAAAATGTCAATAGATAGGAAAAAAGGAAAATGAAAAAGATAGAAAAAGAATTAAAAGCAATATATGATCCAGCAAAAAGTTTTTATAAAAAGGCATATATAATCAATTACTATGATAAATATAATATAACAAATAAAACAGAATTAAAAAGTTATAATACTATAATATGTTATCTAAAAGATAGTAAAATACATTTCAAATATAATGACATTAATAATAAAAAAATATATAGCATGACAACATTAAGACATATAAAAGAATTCATAAAACAAAAGTATTATTACTTAGAATTAAATTACAAAAATATTATAAATAAAGAAAAACTAACAAAAAAAGACATAAAAAAACTTATAGATGAAGGAAGGTAAAAGAAATATGGAAAAAAGAGAAATAAAAAAATATTATGATATTATCAAAATTGATTTACAAGATAAAAGCGAAGCTATCGCACAAATACAAGAGGCACAAGAAAAAGCAAACAATGATTTTAATACATTATTTATTGAATATAGAGAAAAGCTACAAAATGGAGAACTAAGCGAACAAGAAAAAGAAACATTCAAAGAAAGACAAGAAGAAAAAACCGCAGAATGTAAAAGACTAGAAGAACAAAAAGAAATTGCGGAAATTATTCAAAAATTAGATATTAACAATTTATTATATATACAACAATTTATTCTGGAAGACTTAGCAAGCTATTTTTTAACTAGTAAATATTATAATAAACCGCTAGGAGAAAAGACCAAAGAAAAAGTACAAAATGACTTTGCGGAATATCTAAAAAAAGAATATAACGGCATTGATCTAGATTGTTATATTTATGAAAGTTATAACAATTATAATGAAGGGAAAACCTACAAAATAGTAGTATATTATAGCGACTTTTACTATCAATATGAATTGAAACAAGAAGAGATCCATATTAACACAAAAGACAACACAACACAATTATATTATTATAATGAAGTTGACTTTATAACACCAAACAACACAGAAAAAGAAGCCAGAAAGTTATTAATGAATTATAAAAAGAATTATAACAAAATAAGAGAACTAGAAAAACAAATCGAAGATATAAAAAAGACTAACAATGAAGGGAAAACAGCAGCACTTGATAGCTACCGCTTAAATTGTTGGCTAAATTGGAGGTAATTACATGGAAAAAGTAAAAAATAATAAATACATGATACAAAAAGAAAACGCACGCCAAAAAGCTATTGAATGGCAATTTGATTTTTCAAACAAAAATTATAGTTATTATGATTTAATGATTCAACAAGAAAAATTTTACAAACTAGGCAAAAAATACGGACTAATTAAAGAGTTTAGAGAAAATGGCATAATATAGGAAGGAAGAAAAAAAGACAATGAAAAAAGATTTATTAATTAATTACATAGAAAATGGAGCATCACTTGATAAAGATTTACAACCTATTACAAAAAATAATGGCTTCATGTGTTCATTACTAGGATATGAAAAAACCTATAAACCAGAACAAACCGAAGAAATAGAAAAAACTATAATAGAATATCAAAAAATATTGAAATATAATCAATTTATAGGCATATGGAAAAATGATGATCTTGTTTATATTGATATATCGAAACACTACACAAACAAACAAGACGCAATAAAAAACGGGATAAAAAACAAACAGTTAGCTATTTATGATTTAAAAAACAATTGCGATATTTACTTAACGAAAAAAGTATACATCATTTATAAATATAATAAAATAACGCAAGATATAAGATATTTACAAGAGTTTACAAGCGTTAAAGACCTGGAAAAAGCAACTAATAAAGACTATAAAACGTTAGCAACAAATTACATGATAAAAAACATTGATTCACCTATTAAAGAATTATTACAAGATAAATATATCATAGTAACAGAAAATGCTTATATATGCGATTTAATTGGAGACTAGAAAAAAGCTAGTCTCTTTTTTTATTATCTTTTTTTATTGTTTATTTTACTTGATTTATTGCATTTATTATTAACTTAGTATACTTATATTATATTGATAAAACACGGCTAAAAAGGGCTTTAAAATGCGTTATAATAGCATATAAAAAAATAAAGTTTTTTCATAAATTATCATTACTAGGAAAAAGCTATTATATAATTGACTAGTAATTGATTGATAAATTGATTATGTTGTTATTTGATAATTATATCATGACAAAAAAAGAAGATCCAGAACAGAAAAAACACAAGAAAAAAAACAAGATAAAAAACTTCTTTCTTTTAAAAACTTCTCTTCTGGATTTTCTTCCCTTCCTATCTTTTCATAAAAACTTTCTCCATATGTGCGTGCGTGAGTGTGTGAAATTATAGTAAAAACTTTCCCTTATACGTGCGTATATGTGTGAAAATTGATAGAAAATAGTAAAAAATGATAGAAAAATGAAATATTTTCATAAATTATCATTACTAGGAAAAAGTCGTGAGATAATTGGTACGTAATGAAGGAGGAAATGTTATGAATTATGAACTAGATTTAGAAAATAGTTTTATAAACTACATTACACAAACACAAAGAAAATATTTTAAAATAGCACTAAAACATACTATAGAAAACAATTTGAGTGGTGTGAAAATAAATAGAATAACTTATTTATTTGATTTTAAAAATAATGAGGTATTTATTGGTACGAATTGTAAAGATAGCAACAGAGATTTACAACGATATAAATTAAAAAGAATTTAATGAAATAATAATTAAAAAATAATAAATGATTTTGAAATTATACCCCCCTGCTTTTCTAAACAAGTAAAAAAGGGGTGGTAGGGTATTTTATAGGAGGTATTATGTTAGATAATTATACAAAAAATATGTTATTTAAAAACATTATAAACGAATATAGTGACGCAGAACAATTAGAAATAATTGAATACCTAGTAAAAGCATTAATGGACTGGCAAAAAGGAGCTGTGGGGTATGAAAAAAATAGCATAGAAGAATTATACTATAAAGGTTTAGAAAAAGTATTAGAAGATATAAAAGATTTAAAAGTAAAAGAACATGATTTTCTATTAGATAATTAAGGAGGTATTTATGAAAGATATGATAAGAGAATATTTTAACAATATGTTAGAAGACGGCTATGATATTGAAAGTGCAAAAGATAATTTAATTGAACTTGTGGAAGAAATAGTACAAGAGTTTTAGGAGGTATTAATATGAATGAAATTAGAAATGAATTACTAACAATAATGCACATGGAATTGATTAAAAATAAAGAAGATAGACAACTTCAATTAAGTATGTTGTTAGAAAGATTTGAGATAGACATTAAAAGACAATTAGAAGATATACAATACAAAGAAAAAGAATTATTAGATAATTTGGAAACATTAAAATATGTTCGTGAGAAATTAGAGGTGAAATAATAATGAAAAAAAGTTTTAGTCAATTAAAAAAAGATTTAAAAGTAGGTACAAAATTAAAAGTAGTTTATCATTTTAGACAAAATGATATTAATGGAGAAAGATTTTTACAAGATAGAATTATAAGCAAAGTACAAACAAACGCTTTTACAAGTAAGTGGGGAGATGATCCTAAAGATTATTGGTGTTATTATCCTACGAACTCTAATTTAGTAGATTATGAAGATAATACATTTACTTTTTACGAACATGGAGAAAGAGACTTAACTGATTATGAAAAAACTATGTTAGATAAATTAAATAATTTATGTACAGAAGAAGAAAAACAACTAGATATGTATACTGATTCAAATATTGAATATTGGAGAAAACAAAAATTTGCTAGAGAAAATAATGTTGAATATTTATTAGGTTTTGAATTTCACAATAGCTTAAAATATAACTTTAATACTGGTAAAATGTACGATAAAAATGTTAGAGGAAACAAGCTATTCACTTTTCAAATTGTGAATTAAGGGGGGTGTAGGTATGTTTACATTAAAAGTATTTAATAAGTATAGTAATAATTTAGTATTTATTAGAAAACATATATCTAAAAATGATATAGATATGTATATTAATAGTATAATTGACAATGGTATTTATCAATTAGTAAATTATAAGGTTATTAAGGAGGTATAAGTATGAAATTAGAAGACATGACAACAGAAGAATTACAAGAATGGAAAATGGACAAATTATATTGCATGAATGGTGTTATTAGAATGTGTAAACAAATGGGCAATAAAAATTGGAAAAACAATGTTATAGTTAAGGGATATGCTGATAAAATACTTGCAGCAGATAAAATATTAAATGAAAGAGAAAAGAGAGGTGTATAAGTATGAATATGATAGAGTTAAAGAGAAATGTGTTTCTTTTATATGACAATGCAAGAATATTATTCAATGATTATTACAATAAATGCTGGAATAGTAAAGAAGACTACACTGAGGAAGATATAAAAAGAATATTAGAATTATTTGAAAGAATAGAAACTAATATCAAAGATTTTAAGGAGGAATTATAATGATAGAATTAAACGATATTAAACTTATAAAAGCATTTCAAGTAAACGAACACAGTAATTATATAGTTTATGTTATGGAAGATAAAGATAATTATTCATTTTACTTACAGAATAAATATTATGGAATAATTATGCTTATGTGGGGTACTCCTAAGGATCAAATAGACTTAGATACATTTATGAATTGTTATAACTTTGATGAATATATACAAGAATATCAAGAAGAATATGAAGATATAGAGGTGATATAATGAATAACTTATACGATAATGGTACTTGCTTATTAGGTACTAAAAAAGATATTTATGATTATACATTAAAAATAGATACATTAAACGAAGAAGAAAGACAAGACATATTAAGAGAAATAAAAGATTTTAATGATACAGATATATTATGTATTAATTATGATTGTGGTATGGGTTTATCTATAGAAAGTTGGGAAACAACTGATATTATTAAGGAGGTAAAATAATATGATAAATAATTTTATGGTTGTAGGTAGATTAGTAAATGACGTTGAATTAAAAGAAGAAAATGAAAAGAAATATGCTGATATAACATTAGCTATTCCTAGAAATTATAAGAATGCAGAAGGCATTTATGAGACTGATTTTATTCACTTTACTATTTATGATAGCACAGCATTAAACACAAGTGAATATTGCCGTAAAGGTGATATTATTGGTGTTAGAGGAAGACTTGAAACAAGAGATAATCAATTATGCTTATTAGTTGAAAAATTAACATTTCTAAGTAGCAAAAAAAATAATGAATAATTGGAGGGGGTTGCCCCTCCTCTATTAAGGAGGAAATATGATAGAAAAAATATATGAAACAACTGAGTTTATTATCTATAAAGATAGTAAAGGTTATGACTTTGCTTATGATATAGAAAATAAAATAGATAATATGATTATTATTAAGTTTACTAATTTTGATGAAGAATTAAAAATAAAAGATTGGGTCGGCTTATTTAATAATCAAAGTTATATGATAGAAGACATTTTAAATGGTGATTATGAATTAATTGAGGAGGTACGATAATATGAGAAAAATAGAGGATTTTAACGAATTTATACAACTTTGGAATATAACACACAAAAATAGATATTGGGGTAATAAAAAAATTACTCCAGAACAAGAAAAAGATATTATCGCTCGTGCTGATATTAAAGATTTTAAAAGATATAATATTTATATGTTGGAAGATGACTACCACTTTATTGTTTTCGATACTAAATGGACTATTAATACCACTTTGTATTATGATGATGAAACTGATGACCCTGGGACATCTTTCCTAGTATTTAAACATTATAATGAAATGAATAGACAATACCATAAATTAGAGGACTTTAATAGTATGCAACCTTATTTCATTCTTAATTATAGTGGTAATGATAGAGAGGTATGTGTTCAAAGAAGTATTTATTATTCTACTTATGAAAACAACTTGAATCACGCTAAAGATAAGGGGTATTTTTATAAGTTTATGAGTGATGAAGAAATAGAAGAATATAATAAAATAACTGATGAACTTAATAAATTATATGATGAAAGACTCGAAAAGTATTACAAAAAATATAATAAAAACATTCATACAGTTGGGTACTGGGCTAATAGATAAGGAGTGATGATTAATGACTATTGAAACAATTTATAATGAAATAAAAGAAATAACTAAAGATAATAACATTGATTATTTAAAGTTTACAAAATTAAGAGATAAATTAGAACAAGAAATTAGAAAGAATGCAGCTTATAAAACTACTAACAAGACAAGAGTAAATGCTATTAAGAAAGTTGCTAGTAAAGAAGAGTTTAGACCTGCACTTACTGGGTATGGTATTATAGGTGATTATAAATGCGTAACTGATTCATACCATGCTATTATGATTAAACAAGATGAAATGCCCCTTCCCCTAGTTGCTACTAAGAAAGAACTTGAGAAATTGGGTATTGATTATAAAGAGTATCAAGACAAATATGGTATGACGTCTATCATAGACGCTACTTATCCTAACTTAATGAATTGTATCACATTAGATTATGATAAAAGCAATGAATTAAAATTAGATATAAATGACTTAATGGGGTTTATTAATACGAATAAGAAAGATAAACACGCATTATATAAACTTGGTACTTGTAATTATAATCCATGGTTTATTAAAAATGTTGTGGATATAATTGGAAAAAATTGTAAGATATATTTTCAAGGTGATTTAAAGCCATTATACTTTGTAAATGACAATGAAGAAATTGGTGTAGTATTGCCCGTACGCAAGTTTTAAAAGAGGGGGGCTACCTCCCCTTTACATTAATATATAAAATATAGTATTATTATAATAGAGAGGAATTAAAAATGAACGATAAAGATATAATTAGAATTAGTAAAATTGATAATATACAAGTAGAAAATACACATAATGGGTTTATGTTCCCAGTACAAAACATATTAGAAATTGAATTTAGGGGGGGAGATGTACGTATACTCGACTTAATGGCTGATAGAGATATAACTGATATAGACTACTTAATAGTACACGAAACTCCTAAGACAAAAAGAAAGGATTTATTTAAAGAAATTGATTAATTAGTAAATTTGTGGTATAATATGCACAAATAAATGGGGTGATGAATAATGAAATATTGTTATATTAGAGTTTCAAGAGATTCTCAGGAATATTCAAGACAAGTACAGATATTCAAGGATAGAGGGTACTTGGATGGACAAAATTGTAAATATATAGAAGAAAAATTTACAGGAACTAAAATTAGTAGACCAGTATTTAATAACCTGCTTGATGTTATGAAGGAGGGGGATACCCTAGTGGTAGAAAGTTTATCTCGTCTATCTCGTGGCGGTGTTATTAAAACACTCGATCTTATTACTGACTTAGTACAAAAAAGAAAGATAAATGTAATTATATTTAAAGAAGGCTTTGAACTTAGAGCTGGTGAACAACCTAACTCAACTACTTCTCTTCTACTTGGAATTTTCTCTGTATTAGGTCAATTTGAAAGAGACTTAATTAGTGAACGTACAAAAGAGGGGTTAAAGGCTGTTAAAGAAAACGGACAAAGATTAGGTAAACCATGTACTAAATCTTCAAGGGCAAGTTTTATTCAAGTGTTAGAATATATGATAGATACGCATACGGGTATAATTAATTCCTGCGGTATATTAAATTTCCCTACTAGCACATTTCAAAATAAAATAAAGTTATGTTATGAAAGATATAATACAAAAGATTATGCTGAAATTCTTGCTAAGTTAAAGGAGGATTATGAATGGGAATTGTTTTAATTATTATACTTGGCTTATGGTGTGGATTATGTGAATTTGCTAAAAAAAAATAGAGGGTTATAATTAACTCTCTTTTTCTTCATATTCTGCATTTATAATATTATCTTTTTTAAGACTTGCTAATTTTTGTTGAATTTCATCTATATTAGTTACTTTTTTATGTTCTACAACTATTGGTTGTACTTGTTCTATTTTACCCATTGTTTTGCTGATGTAAATACTAGATATTTCTTTTGTTTCTCCTGTTAAACTCCCTGTGGCTAGTACCCCTAACAAGTATGAGTGAATATAATTCATTACATCTTTTCTTTCAAAATCTGTCATATAATTATCGTAAGTGAATTTACTTATACCCATAAAGTTACAAAAACTTTCTACTGTGGGGGGAAAGGATTTTATTTCATTTATTTTATTTATCATATCTAGGTATAAATCGAATCCAATTTTTAATTCTTGGGGGGTGTACCCTACATTTCCACCTAAAGCATTTTCCAATAAACTTCCCTTCGCGATCATAGACATTATTTGTATATTATTTAAGTCTTTCTCTTTTAATAATTTAACTATTAAATCTGTCGTTGCTACCATTTTTTCTTTCAAATTAGGTAGTAGCATATTTTTAGATTCTTCTTTTATATCTTTAATTAGTTTTTGTTTAGCTAATTCTTTCTTATGATTATTTTCTTTTGTATTACTTACTCTTTTGTCAATACTTTCTTGTTTAAATTTTTTCATTACTATCCCCTCTTTGTTGAACTTCTCCCCTTAGACCTAGGTGTACCTGTCTGATAATCAGAATATTCCCATAAATCTTTTTCTAACTGTGTATAGTAATGTGTATTACTATAATTTTTTGCCTTGTATAACCACTCTATATAGTCATCAAAGTACTTAAATGTAGTACCATACTTTCTATTTATAAAAGTAATAAATTTAGTATCTATTTTACTTATATAACCCATATACCTTCCTTTTTTATTCAATAGGAGCCACCACAGGGGAAATGGGGGAAAGCCCCCTGTGGCATTATTAATATACTATAATTTTTACTCCTATTTCACTATCATTCTAATAATTCTTTAATTTTTGAATAATATCTCCATATTGTTGACAGACTATTTGGCTTTACATTTTTATAATAGTTCTCGCTTGCAACTTCTTCTACTGCTTTAGTGGGGGGGCTACCCCCTAGTAGCTTAGCAAATAATCTACAACATATATCGTCTGATGCAATATTACTTAATACACTACGATATTTTCCTAGTAGTGTTTTTTTATTATCAACTTCTTTTTCTAACAATTCTTTAATTTTAACATCATCTGTTTTATTAATTAATCCCTCTAATGCTTTGATTTCCATTTCAAAACTATTCATATAATTTAAACACTCCTCCATCTAGCTCCTTACTAATTTCTTTTAATTACATACCACTTATCATCTTTTCTAATTTTATTAAAATACTTAATGTTGTAATAAATATATTGCACGTCTTTGTCAAAATAATCAGCACAATCAAATGATGTATCAAACACTTTTAACAAATTACCATTGGTGTCATACATATATACTTTCTTTGCATTAGCCAACTTTACTCCCATTATTCCTCCTCAAATCTTTTTCTTACCATTTCAACTTTATCTAAATCATCAACGTCCATAGTTCCATCATCTATGCAAACATATGTTTCGCCCAATACTTGTTGAATATTAACGTCTAATCCATTTAAGAAACGATACAATTCCCACACTATAGGGGTACGTTTAGTTAAACCTTTGTCCTGCATTTCTTTGACAGTCCATATACCACGCATAAACTCGGCATAATCCACTACTTTATAAGCAAAAGGTTCTCCCCAATTCTCGTGTTGTTCATTTTTGGCGTCACTTGTTCCAAACAATGTGTTTTTAGTACATTTAAAGCCCACTATCGTGCGAATCGCTTCTTCTGTGTAATATACGTCTCCAAACATAAAACACACTTTATCAGAGGGCTTAAAATAAGGATAAAAGGCATCTAACCAGTATCCTTCTTGAATACCATCCTTAACTTTATATGTATTGTTATGTTCTAGTCTAGGGGCATCACAACTATCAAATCTTGAATCATTACTAGACACATATATTTTATCTATTCCATTTTCTTTTAATAATCTAATAGTTCTATCTACTAATCTTTCTCCATTTATTATTGTTAATTGTTTAGGCGTTTCAAAGTCTTTATACTCTCCACCTGCCATTATTACGTAAATAATAATTATCCCTCCTTATGTTTTTTGATCCATGCTGCAAAGTTCCTATAACATTGTTTGCAAAAATCGTATTTTTTTACTGTTTCATGCCCGCCACGATAACTTATTCCATATAATTGTTTAGCTAATCTTATTGTATCTTTATTCTCTAATTGATTATGGCATATACAACATTTATATTCTATCTTTTTAGGCATTTTCTACTCCATTAGGTTGTTCTAGTGTTATGTTGTTTTGTTTTATTATGTCTAATAAATCATCTTTTAAAGTATCGTGTGAATAATCATCATAAAAATTATCATAATTTCCTTGATAATAACCTGTTATTAAATCATATTGTTCTATTTTATTTGTTGCTTTATCAATTATTTTTTTTAATCTAATTACTTCGTTATATAGTTCTAGTTCTTGTTGTAAATGTATTTCCATATAAGATTTAGCAAAAGTTCTTTGTGTAAATATCCATATAGGTGTATCTAAACTATCTTTAATTTCTTTTAATCTTTCTTCTGTCATTTATTTCTCTCCAAACGTTCTATAAATTCATTAAATTCGTGTTTTTTCTTTAGAATTGTGTTTTCATCTACTCCTTCAATTAAATCTTTTAAATAGTCTTGAATGCCTTTGCATTCTTTATATTTATCTAATTCTTCTATTAATACAATAATACCTAATTGTAATCTTGCTATTTCTTTAAGTTCTTCTATATGCTTTGTCAATTTTCTTCACCTTTACTTTCGTTTCTTCTTCGTAATCATAACCATCTTTTGTTCTTACTTTTATGTTGTAATCCCATATATAAGGGTCTTTATCTTGCTTTGTTGGTAGTGATTTTATTATTTTATTTATATTATCTGCTATTTCACTTATTTTCATTTTTTATTCTCTCCAAGTATCGTATATTTCTAATCTTCTTATATTATTATTTTTAAAACTTTTTTCTAATACTAAATTTCCATATTTATCCTGCAATTTTAACAAATCTTCTAATGAATTTAACTTAATGCACCATATTTCATCATCAAATTCTCTATAAATATGTGAATGGTCATATTCATTATTAGCAGGTATTATTTTATGATTAAAACCTTCTTCTTCCCATTTTTTATCTCTTGGTAATCTTTCGTTATGTTCTTCAAAAGAACTAAAACCTCTTTCATCAATTCTTATTATTGATTTTCTGTATGCTTCATCACATGGTTTTGCTTCGTTCCATAGTGATGTTCTTGATATTTCAAATTCCATATTATTTCCTTTCTTCTAACTCCTTTATTTTGTTCAAAGTATCTTTTATGCTTACACATTCTATTTTTTCGATACCAAAGTCAGTTGCATCGAAATTGTATGTAATATGTGGTTCATTTAACCATTTTTTAAATCATTTATTATATTATCTTTTCTTTGGAGTTCTTGCTCTAATTGGTCTATTTTATATAATAAATCGTTTAATAGATTTTCAAGTTCATATTCTGTTCCATTATATTCTGCTATTGTATGTAATGTTATTTCTTTATTCATTTATTCATCACTCCTTACCATTTAAAATATCAATATAATTTTTATGTATCATTTTCAATAATTCAACTATATCAATACTTTCACATATATAATTTTCTTGGCCTTTTAAAAGTTCAAGACAATTATTTCCATATTCAACTGCTTTTTCTATTCTTGATTTATATTTTTCTAATTTTTCATCACTCTTTTTATATTGTTTAGCACATATTTCTAAATCTTTCTTTAATATCTCATTTATATTTTGGTCTTTTAATAATTCATTTTGTTTTTTTAATCTTTCATTTTCTTGTTGTAAATTAGTTATGTAATCTAATACCACATTTCTTGCTACTTTATATGTTGTTTCTTCTATTGGCATATTCTTTATACATTCTATACTTTTCTTTTCTAAATCATTCATTATTACTCACCTTTGCTTTCTAAAAAAAATATTCTATATAACTGCCATATTCGTTGGTATAGGTTTGTTTTGTATCTTGGTCAGTTCCACATTTTTCACATATTTTCTTTCCACAACTCCATAATTCAACTCTGTGTCTGCCACAGCTAATACAAGATTCACTTATATATTTTATATTTTCACCTAATATCTTAAAAAAGTTATTTCTTCTTTCTTCTTCCTCTTTCCATATATTTTCCATGTTCATACTTATTCTCCTTTGCTTTTAAGATAATCTATAATGGAATTGATTTTATTACCTAATTCTTTAAAATTACTATCTAACAATCTTCTTTCTTTTGGTGATAAATAAGTTGTTTCTTTTTGTTCCATAAATGTATTTCCCTCACAATAATCTAATTTTTCAGGTATTTTCTTTTCTTCTTCTATGATTTCTACTTCATCATTTAAAATCATATTCAAATAAAATAATCTATCAAATCTATGACTTTTGCTTTCTCCAAAATAATAAAACCACATTTTATTTTTTACATCATATTCCCATAAATAACCTTTATAAGTAAATTCTCTAGGCACTTCTTCACAATTTGCTATTTTATTTAATAAATCTATTATACGAATTTTATTCATCTTTTACATACCTCCATATATAACCATAAGCACTTTTAATTTTTCCTTTTAAGCATTTGACAATATTTGTAGATAAACCATTCACATCTTCACTAGCTTCCTTTATAGAATTATATTTTTTTACTAATGATCCATTTTTATAACTTGCTATTGGTATATTTTGAAATGGCGATACTTTTTTCATAAAATTAACCCAACATTCTTTTGAACACAATTTGTTTCTACCTCTGTGTTTTATAGGTGGTTTAAATTCTTTACCACATTCTATACATATTTTTGTTCTAGGCAATTTTTCAAAATGATGTTGATTGTGTTCTAAAGGTGTCATTAATTCTAAATTTTCTAATCTATTATCTCTTTTGTTACCATTTTTGTGATGGACATATTCATATCTTCCTAATTTTCTTCCTAAATATTGTTCCATTACTTTTCTATGTTCATCTATTGGTTTACCTTTATATGTTGTTCTTTTATATGGACTATTCACTATGCCACCACTCCTTGCTATTAAATTTATCTACCCAATTTATATCTAACATTTGACTAAACAATGCCATCATTATTGTTGTTATCAAACTATCACCAAAAATATGGTACTTTGCACTATCACTTAATGTAATTTTATCTATATCTTCATCTTTAACTCCCATCAAGCGTCCGCATTCTCTTGGTGTTAGTTTTCTTATTCTTAAATCAGTTTTGTAATATGGATTAAAGTCAGTTGTTATTGATATACTTACTTTATCATCGTATATTCTATCTTGTTGATACCATTGTGTTCCACCATTACTTTTCTTTTCTCCTATGCCGCCTAATACTTTCGGTTTTACAACTACACCATTGTTTTCTCCACCCATTGTGTCTATTGTTTGTATCTTGTCTTTTTGTACTGTGCCTCTATGGTGTTCCATTCTACTTGATATATCTACACCATCTCCATCAGTTGCTTCTAGGTAACCTTTTGAGGTGGCATTTTTGATTCTTAAATTAGTTGTATTTTGTAATGTATCACTATATACCTTCATACTTGCATTTATGCCACCGTCTTGACTTTCAGCAATTCTAGTTGTTATTGTTGGACTAATACTTTCCTTACCCATAACATTATCTAATGGATTTTGATATGAGTTCCAATGAGATATTTGTTCCAATTGCTTATCACTTAAATAATACTTTTCATCAACATTATCCTCTAGCATATCTTTTAGTTTTAATTTAAGTGGTATTGGTTTAGGAAATGTATAAGAATAATCTCCTAATAAACTAATCATAAAGCATCTATTTCTTGTCTGTGGGATTCCGTAGTCGGTGGCAATTAAGTCTTGGAAGTAATTCTTGTAGCCAAGCTCTTCAAGTCTATCTTTCCACTTGTTAAAATCTTGTAAATTATCTTCACTATGAACTTGTGGTACATTTTCCATTAATAGTATTTGTGGCATATTGCCTAATTCGTGACATTCAGTTAATATTCTTTCTACTTCCCATAACATACCACTTCTTGTAGATGTATCACTCATTCCTTTACCTTTACCTGCTAGTGATAAATCTTGACAAGGAAATGAATAAGTCATTATGTATTCGTATTTATCAGTATCTACTATTTCTAAATCTTCGCCTTTAACTTGTTGAATGTTTACTAAATTGTTTGTTATATAAATATTTTCACATATAGTACATAAATCTTCGTGTTTTAATCTTTTGATTTGTTCTAATGTCATTGGTTCGTTGTAATTACTAGATATTCCTAATTTATATAAATAATTTGCTAAATTATCTTTTGTTTCTTCCATAAATCCATAAGGATGATATTCATTAGTAAAATGTATATCTTTATATGCTTGAATACTTTTGATAGCCCATTCACAAATTTTCCAATGTTCAAATGGTACTCCTAGATATTTTAATGCTAATGCTTGACTTCCGTAGCCTGCGAACATCTCTATTAATCTAATAGGTTTTGTTATTTTCTTCTTAGGATATAACATATCAAATATATTGTATTGTCCATCTATCATCTATCTCTCCCTGCCTGTAAGCAAGCACACATAAATAACCCTATTGCTACTCCTAAAATAAATATTGCTATGTATAACATTATTATCACTCCTTTATATAATCAAATATATTTGTTTGACCTTCAATAATATCATTATTGTTTTCTTTATATTGATATTGTGGTGAAAAAGGACTTGTTTTTCTATAAAATCTTTTATCATAAAATTCTTGTACTGTTTTACACCCTTCTTGTCTGTTCGATGTAAACAAGTAATTGCATTTGCAATCTTTTATTCCACTACATAATAAACATCTATCTATATCTTCTTTTGTATAATTTATTCCATATTTTTTTATCATAGCTGTACTATTAAATTCTGTACTCTTATTTACTAATATATCGCCACAACAACACACATTATTTCCTAAAAAGCGTAAATCATTATCGGCAATAGAATATGATATATTATTTTCTTCAAAGTATTTAATAAATGGCTCATACATTTTTTTCCTTATTTCTGGTTTTAAATTTAATAAACCCATTTGTGTAAAATCTTCTGGTTTTAAATTTAACTCATTTAATATAAAATCCTTACATTCTTTATTTTGAGGAACTATTTTTATTCCTTCTAATGTAAAATGGTCTGCATCTTTAAACATTTCAACTATTTTTAAAGTAGATATATTAGGGATAAAAGGTTGTATTCTTATACCTACTTTAAACCCTTTATTTTTTAATTTTCTATAAAATTCATATCGTTTTTCAATGGTTGGTACGTTGGGTTCAATATTACGCAAATTATCCACATTAGATATGCTTAACTGAAATGAATGCAATTCAGGTCTAATATCAGCATCGTAAGTAGTATCACTTTTTGTTGAAAACAACACATGAATACCATATTTATTTGTAATATCTATTAGTTTTTTTGTAATTCGTAATTGCTTTTCACAAGGTTGGAATGGATCACTCATACCTCCCCAATGCCAAGTTATTCCCTTTGAAATTAGAACATCTAAAAAGCTAGTATTATCTATTTCTTTTTTGTCAAATATTTTTCCTAATTTTCTTTTAACTTTGTCGATATTTGCAACTTGAATATGCTTAGAATATTTCATAATTTCTCTGTTTTCGGCAAAACAATATTTACAACCAAAGGAGCAAGTTTTATAACTATCTATACGAATAGGTAACCCACATATAGCAAATTTGCTACTTACATTTAAAGCATCAAACTTTTTCAATTCAAAATTTGTTTGATTTTCCATTATTCCTCCAATAATTTCAATAACTTTAATAATCTTTTTAAATAATCTACTCTAGTCATTTTTAGATATTCTTCTTTGTTATTTTTCTTATTCTCTATATTTACTCTAATTATTTCTTCTGTTATTAATAATTTATAATCTTCAATTTTCTCCCTCATTTACTTTCTCCTTAGGTGGTCTACCACGTCTTTTTTTAGGTGCTTCTTCCTTTGTTTCTAATATTTCTTTAATATCTTCATCAGTTAATATTCTATTTTTGTATTGTGTTCCTAAACTTTTTACAGTTTTATATATTTCATGTAATAAAAATTGCCTAGTTTCCTTACCACTCAGTTTTGATTTATGAGTATTGTATGTATTCTCTATTTCATGTTCGTTATTTAAACTACGTCTAATTACTCTTAAATCATGTATTCTTTTAATAACATTTATACTTGCGTCATTACTTAACTCATTGTTTTCTATTAAATGGTAATAATCACTTAATTGAAGGTCAGTATTTTGTATTTCAACTGATTGTGTTTCAATCATTTCATCAATATTATCTAGCAATTCTATTACTTGTTTTATCTTTTCTAGTACTATCTCGTTTCTCATCATTGTTTTCCTTTTCTAATTTCGTTACTCTTTCATTTAATTTGCATATTTGTAATTTGCAATCATCTTTTTCTTCATCTAATTGAGCATTTATTTGTTTGTTTTTTAAGTCTATTCTAAATAAATAAATTGCTATATAAATAATTGAAAATGCTGATACAAATAAAACTATATTTACTAAAATTCTTAATATTTCTTTCATTATTTCCCTTTCCTTCAACCAATTCCCCTGAGTTTAATTATTTCTTAATTGGAATACAGTAACAAATTTGCCTGTAATCTCACTCTTTACTTTTCCTATAGGTTCTATTTCCCCTTTTTGTACTAATTCAGTAACTCTAGGTTGTGAGTATGTAGTTTCAGGACTTATAGTGTATCCTCTTTCATACATATCTTTTGCTATTTCTCTAAATGTTAGTTTTTTATCTTTTAACACTTCTTTTATCTGTGCATATCTTTTTTCTCTATTAACTGTTTCATTTGCTTCTCTTCTATTTTCTAATGTGGTGTTTTCCCCAAATCTTCTTAATCTCATATTCACTCCTTATTTAATTTCTCTAAACTCAAAATCCCCGTATTTGTATAACAATAATTTCTTTTTTATTTTATAAACTTTGTCTTTTGCTGTAAAACTTGATTTAACATCTTCCACTATAACTTTGCCATTCTCAATATATCTAAAATCAGCTATATAAGTTATAGGGCGATATTTCTTCCCATCTCTTTTGAATCCCTCTTGTAAGAGAAAAGAAGGTTGCAATTCGAGATTAGAAATCTTCCCTTGCTTTTCTAATTTTTTTAACTCTACATAATGCAATCCTTCTTTTTTGGAATCAAATGTTATTCCATCTATTGTTGTTTTTTTACTTAAATATTTCACGTTATCTCCATTCTTCCCTTTGGAGTTAGTGCTAATTAAAATGGTAAATCATTATTATCTATTTGTATTTGTTCACCCATAGCTATATATGGATCATCACTCATTGCTTTCTGTACTATTTCAGTATCAGTTTCTTCTTTTGATTCTTCTTTTTTACTTTCTTTTCTATCAAACTCAATATTTTCTACTACAATATCAGTTGTATATACTTTAGTTCCATCTTCTTTTTCATAACTGCCTGTTTGAATATGCCCTAATACAATAATTCCGCTTCCTTTATGAAAATATTTATTAATCATTTCAGCTTGATTTCCAAATGCTATACAATTTAGAAAGTCACTTTCATATTCTCCGTCAGCATTTTTCATATCTCTTCTTACTGCTACACTAAATCTTGCTATTTGCTTACCGCTTTGTGTACTTCTTAATTCAACATCTCTAGTTAAATTCCCTCTTAAAAAACATTTATTCATGATTACTTAATTCCTTTCTTAATTTCATTTTCATTTTTTCTTTAAATTCACTTTCTTTGGTAGGATATACTGTTCTTCCACACCTAGAACATTCAGTTGAATGATTACGTAAAAAGCAACATACTTTACCGCATTTACATTGAACTTTTACGTAATTAATAGTGTCTTTAAATATTTTGTTTTTATTCTTATTCATTTTCAGACTCCTCATATTCTTTTATTAATTCCCATGCCATATCTTCTTTAATTGGTATAGGCACAAATTTTCTTTTATCATCACGTAGATGTATACCTCTTAAACCCTTTATTGTTTTTCCATAACATTGTTGATATGCTATTCGATATAGATTTAATTGAAAACCTAAATACTCTTTATCAAGTGTTGCCGTACGTTTTATATCACCTAGATATAAACCATCGTTTATTTCCAATACAAGGTCTAATCGACCAGCAGCGATAGGGACATCATTCTCAAACAAAACAACAGGAATTTCATTATCTATGACCTTAAATTCATAATGTTTTTGTAAGAACATAAAATTTCGTACTTCTTTATAGTCTTCCACTTCTCCTGTCTTACATAAATTCTCTATTGCTTTATGAATTAATGTTCCTTTTTGGGCTGCTTTATTAAGTACTTTATAATCTACACCATCATATTTTCTACCAAATCTAACTTGTAAAATTTGTGTTATAGATGGTAAACATATTCCCTCATAGATATATGTGTGAGATTCATCATCATACTCGAGAGTTCCACCCTTTATCTCCCAAGTTTCCATTATTTTGCCTTAATTCTCACTGACGCCTTTACTTTACTAAAGCGAACATATTCATCATACATATCAGGGTAGTCTTCTCTAAATTTCTTAGAATCAAACGTTTCACGTTCACTTTCATCAACGTAAGAAATAATTACATCTGGTGTTTCAACTCTCTTTATTTCGTTATCTCTCATTTCTTCTAGTAAAGTTAATGTCAAAGCATCTTTCTTTGCTTTTAATTTTTCTTCTAAAAACTTTATTTCTAATGCTGCCTTTACTAATTCTTCACTAGCCTCTACTATTCCACCTTCAATTTTTATTAAACTTTCCATTATTTATTTCCCTCGTCTTTCTTATTTTTTTCCATTAAACTTTTTATTAATAAACTAGCTTTTTCCATAGTCATATCATCTAATGTTTTTAATCCGTTTGTTTCTAATAGTTTAGTTAAATTTTCTCCAACATAAACTTGTGATATTATTTCCTTTTGTTTAGCACTAATTTTTAAGCTAGTTTTAGTTTTTTTCTTGTTTTCAATATTTGAATTATCCATAGCATCAATAATATCTCCATCAGTGATTCCAAAAGCATTTAAGTATAAGTATCTCTTGTAATAAGTATTTAATGCACCTAAATATTGAATATCTTGCATACTAGGTACTTGAATATAATTACCTTCTCTATCTTTCATATATTCGCCTTTTTTGTCTTTTTTAAATGTTAATGGTGTATCAAATATTTTAAAAGGCATTCTATAATCTTGCGTTTCACTACCTTTAATCAAAGTTAATTTTGCTACCATTGTTTCGTTTAAATCTGTTTCAATAGTAAATAAATCATTAACTCCTTCCTCTAACATTAATTCGTTTAATTTAGGTAAGAAGTCAGAAAGCTCAAAATAATCAAATCCAGCAAATGAGTTATTACCAGTTTTCTTTAATTTTGCATTTTGTAGTTTTACTCTTATTGAAATAATACTATCGTTTAGAGTCTTTATTTGTTCCATCTTTTTTCTCCTTTGTCACTTTTTTAGATGTTTTTGTTTTCTCTTTTTTTGTTCCATTCACTTTATGATCTAATAAATCTAATATTTCTGAAAATGAGATAATACCTCTATCAATAAGAGTGCTTAATAATGCCATTGCACCGTTATAAGTTTTTGCTACATTTCCATTAATTATTGCTTGTTTATCATTAATAACAATTAAACAATCTTTTGCTTCCTTTACTAATCTTTTTCCTGTTTTTTTATCTAATTCAATTCCTTCGTTTTTATCTTTTTTAAACATATTAATTCTCCTCCTTAATTTTTAATATTCCTTTTTGTTCTAATATTTTTTTTGTTTGTGGTGACATCAATTCTTGCTCTTTAATACTTTGTTTTATATATTCTACTTGTTTTAAAAATTGTCCTTTAACTACTGAATGTATTGTTTCACTATCTAAGCGTGCTATATCTTGAAGTTGTTCAGGACTTCCCACAAATTTTTGTACTGTCTTAGGTAGTTTTTCAAATTCATCTTCTGCACCATATATTCCATTTCTGATTGCTATTAAGAATTTTTCCCATAATTCAGTATTATTTTCTTTGTCGTTTGTTAAGTCATATATTTTTGACTTTATATCAGCTATTGTTGGAAACTTACTTGATGTTCTTATATGTTGATTAACCGCATTTTTAAATTCATCAATAGTGTTTTCCTTAAAGAATGATAACCACATTGTTAATGTTTCTTGATCTAGTTCTTTATCATATAATTTCCCCACACCTGTTAATGTTTTTACAAATTCTTCTTTATTCATAATGCTCCTATCCAAATATATTTTCTATTTCTTCTGTTGTTAAAGTTATGTTCTTTGTTGTTTGTTTGACTTCACGGTTTAAATATCCTTCGAACTTGGTTCCAAATAATGTTTCTGGTCTTAGGAATTTTTGCATATCAGTATTCATCCATTCCACACACATCTTGTCTATTACCACTTTAAAATCATCTATTGTAAATTTTTCATTAAGTCTTGCTCTAATTAAACTTTTTGTTTTATCTGTATTATGTTTATAGTGTTGCCCTGTTCTTAAATTCAAATAATTTATTATTACTTTGTATGGATTATCTTCATTATTTGTTACGATACGTTCACGATACGTCGACGATACATCATTATCATTGTCATTGTCATTATCATTATGTATTTCATTTTCATTATATTTAATTAATATATTTTTAACTGTTTCGTTTAAGCTAGAATAATTAATTAAATTCTCATATACAAACTTTATTAATTTTTTATCTTTTACTTGATTTATTTCTTTTTTTAATAAATCTTCAACAGGCTTGCCACCTTTTATAATGCTATACTTCAAAAAGTTTTTTATTGCTATTTCTTTTGTTTCTTTTGAATACTTAATTATTTTATATTTGTTTTCAAACCTATCTAATAAAACCGATATAGTATCATTAGAATATCCTAGTTCAAATGCCATTACCTTTTCATTAATTGAGTAAATTCCTAGTTGTGTAGTGTGAGGATTAGTCATTAAATATAACATAAACAACTTATCTTCAGGACTAAAATAATCAATAACTTTATCATCATTCCAAAATTGTGTATCTACAATTCTTTTAATTCCCATAATCCTCCTAATTGACTTATTAATTCATTTGTTGTATAATTTTTGTTGTAAATAATATGTGCGTGTTATTTACTTGACCTCAGACATCGCCTAGAGGTCTTTTTTTTACACACATAATTCATAATTAATCATTTTTAAATAATTCGTAATAATCTTTGTTATAATGGTTACATAATGTATCAATTTCACTTATTGTCCATTCAGTATCTCCAACCAGTTTTTTACTAATTGTTTGTGGTGTAATGTTTAATAATCTTGCTAAGTAAGATTGTGATTCATCATTTTCACGCATTAAATTAAACAAAGTTACATACTTAATTATCTTTGCCATAATACTCCTTTCTATAGATAGAAAAAAGACCTAAGCCATTTTAATGACTCAGGTCAACTTTTTTTAATATATATTATGTTAAGTTCGTTGTGTGACAAAATATTAAAAAAGTTACGCAAGTCATTCTCTTGCTATCTACATAACTCATGTTATATTGTTTTTTTAATTTTGTCAATACTTTTTTTTAAAATATTATATTTTTATTTACGCTTTACGCAAACTTACTTAGTTTTTTTAATATATATTTTATTAGTTTTTTATTGTGTTTTTCCTTGACTTCTTTATTAAATATTCTAATAAAATCTTCATAACAATAATAATTATCTCCATGTTTATAATGAATATCTAATACTTTCCAACCCATTGATGTTTCATCACCTACTCTTTTTCCTAATGAAAAAGCCGAATGATTATATGGTCTCACAAATATTTCACCATTAGTTTTTTGGTATGTTACGATATAACCCATTTACTCCACCCCCTTTTACAAGATTTTATAATATACACTTTTTGTTTTATTTTGTCAAATAAAAAAGGGATTTCTCCCTATTTTACTAGCCACACATATTCTACCTCCCTGTCTCTAGGATCAAACGTATCATAAACAATTCCGTTTTTTGAACAAACTATATGCCCCCTAGTGGTGATAAGTAAAATTGAATTAGGGAACATTCCAGACACCTCTCCTATAGTGCCATAAACTCCTTCTAAACGACGAAACGTTTTGTTAAGGTAATTTATCACAAAGTCCCTTTTATCAAAGAGAGTGCCTTCGTATTGTGCCAAATCGCTTAAATAATCGTACACGTAATCCCAAGACTTTCCTGTAGCACATGAAATGGCTCTGATAACACAATCGTCCTCAAATTTATTTAAAGCATTTGCGTTGTAATATTGGTACATATTATCTCATACTTCTTTGTAATGTTTCATTTAACATTTGTTTCTTTTGTGGTGTATCTGCTTCCTCATGTAAGAAATCTAAATATTCTCCTAATGCTTTTGCCATGAAATGAAACGCTTTATCAGATTCTTCTCCTGCTCCGTATCTTTCTCTTGTTTCCATATATCTACCATATTCGTTAGACATTCTGTCCATGTAATCATCACCACGATATTTAGCATCATATCCACGTCTTCCGTATTCGTTTCCATATCTTTCACGACCATATCCTCCATAAGAGCCTTCACCGTAGCTACCACGACCATAGTTTCCATAATTTCCGTACATATTTTTATCCTCCTTTGCCATATGTTTTATTTTACTTAGTTTGTATATATAATCTAGGTTGTTAGTTGTTAAACCTTCACCTTCTTCTAATAATTCTTTTATAGATTTTTCTGTTTCTTCTATCATTTTATCTTCCACTATCATCACTTCCTTTCTTTAAAAGACTTATTATTTCTTCATTTTGTTTTATTATTTTATTTAAGTATTTTTCATCTTGATTTTGTAATTCTTGCATTAAATCACTATTCTTATAATCTTGTATTAATATAATTAAACTATATAATTGTAGAAACAATGATGTTATATCAAAAGAATTGTTTCTCGAATTATCCATTTATTTTTTCTATGATTAAGTTAGCGTCTTTAATTGCAGGAATTTGAGTTACCACATTAGTAGGTGTAGTTGTTCCAGTAATAGTTGAAGCAAGTGAACCTATTGCCACAGTAGTGTTTACACGAGGGCATACTTCTAATACTTTTGTAAATGAAATGTTAGTGTATTCTCCTGCTGTTGTAATTGTTGCGTCCATTTCGGTTCCCTCAACATCTGTACCTGTTGCAGATTTTAGTGCTAGTGCTACAATTCCAGCAGTATCACTTGTGACATTTGCATTAAAAGATATTTTAAATCTTCCTCCACCAATTAAAGTAAATTCACTTCCACCATTCATGTATTGAAGCCAACCACAGCAAGTTGCACTTCTTGTCCTTACATCAATAGTGGTATAGTTAATGTTGTCTATATTGCTTGTTAATACTTGTGGTAATATTTGTATTGTTTGTATCATATATTCTCTCCTTTCTCTTGCACAATATAAAACAAATTTTGTGCATTTTTCGTTTTATAAATACTTATAAACCCAATTATTGTGCATTTTCGGTTTATAAAAAGAGAATAGAACTATGTCTATCCTCTTAAACTAGTAAGAAATTTTTACTAGTTGATTTTAGCAAGTTCTCGTAATCGAGTTTGTAGTAATCTACTCTATGCTATTAAATATTTGTTCCGTATAGGTTTCCACCACATCCGCAACCATTGTTGCAAGTAAATATTGGTGTACGACCATAAACTGGTGTACTTGGTACTGGACAGTTACTTAATCTGTTATAAAGTTGGTCAACTTCATTAGCAAAACCATTAGCTATAAATGCGTTTTGTGCTGTTTGAGATTTATCTAGGCTAAGCATTAAATTTTGTCTTTCCAACTCATCTATACGAGATTGTTTGCCATCTAACTCTAATTGACATAACTTATCAAGAATAGCCTGTGTATTTGCAGTTGCATTTGTAATTATGTCTCTTGTGTTATTAGCATCAGCAAATCTCGTAGCATTTCCTTCGTTTTGTACAATATTTTGTGTTTGGCAAGTTGCTAAACGATTTTCGCAGCAACAGTCAGCAAATTGACGACTTAATGCAAATGTATCTTGCATTTGATTTATTGCTCGATTATTGGCTGCAATTTCAGCGTTGTAAGCTGTACTATTGATAGCACTTGTAATTGTATTTCCTGTATTGCATAATTGGTTACTTAATGAATAAATGCCACTATTTACTGTGTCTAATTGGTTAGATAAGTGTAATGTGTCAAATCCATTATTAGTGTTGTTCATAATTTCTTGTTGACCATTAGCTAACCATGGGTATATATCTCTGTTGTTATTACCACCACCAAAGAATCCACCATTTCCTAGCATTCCTAAAGCAACTAATCCAATGATCCATTCACCCATGTTGCCCCAACCACCATTGTTGTTTCCAGTTAGGTCAAAAGTAGGTACAATACCATTAGTTGTTCCTGTCATGATTTCCTCCTTTCTATTTTTTATCTAACATCGCGAATGTTGATAACTATTTCATCATATTTTGTATTTCATTTAGCACTTCGTTTGGATAACCTACTTGTTGTGCTAATGAATACAATTCACTCATTTGTTCTGGACTATAGTTCTTCGTAAACTGTTTAAATATTTCTATAGGATTACTTTTGTTTTGACTTGCTGCTTGAAGAATTTGGTATCCTTGTGGCTGATTTTCTTTCAATTGGTTCATTATGTTGTTCAATTTGTAATTCATAATCCCCCTCATCATTTGACTTGTCATAATTTATCTCCTTTATTTGATTGCTTAGTTTGTTTATTTGCTCTTGCAAATTTTCTATTAAAATATCTTTTTCATCTTTAACAATTATTTCATTTAACTTAAATGTTCTTATTTCTCCTTTAGCATTTTTTATCCATAACATTGAATAATCTTTGTTAAAAAAAGGTGTTTCATATATTGCTAATTCTCTTTCTACTTCTTCGATTCCATTTACTATTTTTAATCCGCTATTACCTTGTGGTGCTAATTGAAAAGTTTGATTAATTGCAGGTTGTTGATTATGTTTCATTTGTTCTTTCATTTGTTGTAATTGTGATATTTGTCCATCTATTTTATCTGTTAAACTTTGTTGATTATAATTGGGTGCATAGTTATTAATATAAGGATTCTGGTACATATCTATCATCTCCTAACGTAAATATTTATTATTACAGGTTTATTGTTTTCCCATTCTTCACAACCCTTGCATTCTTCGTCCATAATTTTTAATAATTCATCAATTAATGTTTCCATTTATTCCTCCTAACGAAAAAAACAGGAAATAGATTACGACCTCTCAAAAATGCGTTTTAAACAAGTCTACTAGGTTCTATTTCCTCCTTTCAATTAAATTATTGCATAAAAAAAAGGTATAAAAATACCTTCTTTATACCCTTAAAATTACCTTAATTTTCCTAATAATGTTAGTCTTACAATTTTGTTTTTTATTTCTTTAATTGCTATGTTTACCTTTTTTACGCTTACATATCCATATTTTTCTTTGTCAGTTAAGTCTATTGATATTTTTACAATAGTATCTCCATTGTTTAATCTCTTGAATACTTCTTTTGTAAATTCATCAAAGTTCCCTAATGCTAATATAGTTTCTATTTCTGGTAATGTATATTTTCTTATATCAAGTCTTTTATACTTATTTTGCAAATTTTCCACAGTTAGCACATTTTTTTACAGTAACTACTTTTACTTTTCTTTTAGTCGTTTTCCTTTGCTTTGCCATTGTAATACTCCTTTATAAATTTTTCTAAAACTTCTGAATCAGTAGTTATCATATTACCTTTGCTATCTATAAAATTATATATACCATCTTGTTCCATTATATCAGTTTCACAAGTGTATTGACTTAGTTCAGTTGCCATTTCATTGTTCCTTATCACAAAAAATATAATTGTCCCAATTAATACTAAAATCAATACTAATAGAAAATATATTATCTTTTTAAATGCGTTACCTAAATCAAAGTTTGTTTTATCAAATTTAATTTCTTTTGATTCCATTATTCCCTCCTTTGTTTCATATTATACTAAATTATAAAATGAAAATCAAATTAGTCTTTTTTTAATATGTCAGTCCTTGTTATTTCCCAAGTTTTCATATGTTCATATATAGTGTGAATATAATCATCTCCACCTAAATCTTCATATGCTTTTAGTTCATTAAGAAAATTTTTGTAAACATAATCAGGTATTTTTTTAAATGGTTCATAGTAGAAAAATGTATTTGTTAAATTGCTTTGTAACATTGTCATTACACCATTCTTTAATCCATCGTTTTTTCTTTTATAATTTCTTAATTGCGATATTAAAAAGCCTAGCATTAAAGGTACTACATAATTTATAATAGTCTTTATAATTTGTTCAACCATTTCTATCCTCCTTATTTTTTATTCTGTCAATGCCTTATATGTAGCACTTCCTACTCGTCCATCAACTTTTAATCCATGATCCTTTTGAAATTTCTTAACTGCTGCAAGTGTATCATAACCAAACGATTTATCGACACCACATTTTCCTATTGAATAACCTAACTCTAATAATCTTTTCTGCAACCATTCCACCATAATAGGTGCTTTTACTCCTAAACTAAGTATATGTTTCATACCTTCTTTAGTACACATTGTTCCAAAATGTCCATCTACTGCTAATCCACAATTCCATTGTTTATTCATATTAGTTTGTAAATCTGCTACTAAATCTACACTATCTTTTGTTAATGGTGGATTAATTAAACAACCTAAATATTTGTAATCAGAGTTAGCACCCCAATTTCCATTTCCTTTTGTTCTTGTTTTATTCATAAATGCGAATGAATTATAACCACTCTCACTTGTAAGTACACTTGTTTTAGTGTTTCTATGCTCTACAAATGCCACGTGTCCTGCTTTTTTTCCTTTTCCTTCCCATACCATTATGCCACCACAAATTGGCTCTGCACGACTTTTAAGACCTATATTTTTACCACGTTTGATAAAATCTTCTGCATTACAATTTAATTGATAATATTTCATACCTTTATAACCTGTAAAATATGAATAAATCTCATTAAATCTACCACAAGCCCAACCAACACAATTATCTAATACATTTAGTCCGCTTTGTGTAGGTTTACCTACTATACAATGACTATAACCACCTACTCCTGTTGTATTGTAATATTTGTTATTCTTTGCTGGTAGTTTCTTTTGTACTGGAAACGACATATTCTTCACCTCCAATACCTTCGCTATCTTCATTAAATGTAGTTTGTGTACTATCTACATCTTTTTTAAATAGTTTTTTAAATATATTCATAAAGTTTTACCTCCTTAATTTTTTTTGATTAAATTCTTCTAGTTCTTGTTGAATTTTTACAGGATTACCTTTGTTGTCCATATACACATCAACCCACCATGCCGACTTGTCATTCCTAAATCCCATTGACCTTTCAAATGGTGTTAAGTCTTGTAAGCAACTTGTTTGAAAGCAATGTGTATTACCTTCCTTTAAATAAAATGCTTGATGTATATGTCCTGTTTGTAAAATATGTGGTCTTTCTTCTGGTACTATTGAATCAAGATATTTTTGTAATTTATAAGATTTTGCATAAGAATTTCCACCTTTGCCATGATACATTCTTATTCTTAACTTACCTATTTTTAAATCTTCACAATCACTACCTAGATAATGTATATCATCTCTTTTGTTTGATATGTCTTTGCATATATCAGCACCACATTGTTTTATCCACCATAAATCGTGATTACCTGCTATTAAGTATGTTGGTATATCACTTTTAGGATATTTGTCTATTACATAATCACGTTGTCCTGTATAACTTGCTTCTTTTAAGTGATACACTTGTTCTTCTCGATTACTACGTCCATCAGTTAAATCTCCGCTATGTAAAACGTAATCTACTTTCTTTTTACTTGCTTCATCGTATAAATATTTAAGTATATCTAACCTATCATATTTACTTGCTAAATGCGTATCACTTATCATTAAAATTTTCAAATGGTCAAGTTTGTTTGGTATGACATAGACGTCATTTTCTCTTTTAGGTTTAATCTTTACTACTTGTTCATTTATAATTTCAAAGTAATAACCTTTTTGTTTAAGTAGTTCAATTAGTCCTAGTACCTCATATTCTTTTAAATCTAAATCTTCTACTATTTTGTTTATGTAAGGCTTTTTCTTTAATTGTAAATATCGTAAAAATTTATCTAAAAGTTCTTCCATTTCAACTCCAATTATTTATCTTTTTCCATACTCCATAGTTTACCACCAACAAGATATATACCTATGCCACCTTGTATAACACCTAATATTTTATATACTTGTATTGGTATATTTATTCCTTCGATAGCATTTAATCCAGTTATGATAAACATTATCATGCCTATAAAATTGGTTGTGTATTTGCTTACTTTTTTTATTTTTTCAGTTAATGTTAAGTCTTTCCATTTTTTCATATTATCCTCCTTAATCAGTTGTTTTTGTATACTCTATTATTATTGTTGCAACATATGAATTTAAACCAATACCTTGTGTCATTTTATCAATGTCAATATTACTACTATCAACTCTAACTATATATCCAGAAGATAGCAAGTCATAAGTTGTACCTCTATATTTCGCTTTTATTTTTAAATCTACCAAATCTTCAAAATTAGAAATTGAATGTGGTATATCTTGTACATTATTAGTTAAATTTATTGTTATATTAGGTATTATTTTTCTATAAATAGGTTTACCATTAATCCAAGTTCCTACTTTTTTTTCTGGTGTTGAATATATTTCTTTTGCTGTTAAATTTTGATATGGTGCATAATTTGTTGCTGTTGTACCTTTTTCAATCATTGGTTTGAACTTTAAGTTATTTGCATTAACACCTGAATATATTACAATTCTAACTCCACGAGATGTTAAATTATTTGATAAATTTATTGCTGCACCATTACCATAATCTGCTGACAAAATATTTCCTGAACTATCTAGTAAATCTAATTTATAAGTTGATGAACTTCCACCTGTTGGACAACCTGATAACATAAATTGCCCTGCGCTTAAATGATAAGGATATTCTTTTATAAAAAGAATTGATGTTGATGATGCCGTACCATTTGCTGTTATAGTACCATCGTCATTTATTGTATAATTTATTCCATTTATTGTTTGGGTTGTTGCAGACATATTTAAAATATTTTTGCTTGTTATACTATCTACTACAATATTCCCCATTGCTTCATCACCATCTAACAACCCATTTAATCGTGGTGCAGTTAGTGGTGTTGTTGTATTTGGTAAGTTATTAAAAAAATCTCTTGCCATTATTTACACTTCCTTTCATCTTCGCGTGATTCTACATATCCATAGTTTTTTTCACTATGTCCTGTTATAATGTTCCATAATATTTGATACCATTTTAAATCAATTCGCTTGACTTTTTTACATACTCCCATTATTTTCCCTCCTTTAATTTTTCTATTTCTTCTTGTTGTTCTTTTATTGCTTGTAAACATACTCCTATCATTGAATATAAATCTACACTATCATTTTTTTCATTAGTAAGTTCTTTTGAATAATTGTATTTATCTCCGATTACTAAACCAATATGTTTTTTCTTTCTTTGTTCTTTTTTGTAATTGTATTTATATATGTCAGTATTTTTTATTATGTCTAAAGCATTTTCTAATTTTTCAAAATTCTCTTTTTTTTCCGCCAACGAAATGTTGTTAAATTCAAATGCGTTACATTCTCCATTATGTAATTCAGCATATTCACCATTGGTTTCTGTTCGTATTCGTGCATTAGGATTATTGCTATAATCAACTGCCGACATACCATTATTCCAAATTCTTGTCCATATTGGTATATTATCTGTGCTACTTGGAGATTTAACTTCTATATAAGAATCAACATCATCAAATTCACCAACAACACTAATCGAACCACCATTAATTAGTCCTTTGAAAGTTGCATTACCACTACTATCTAATTTAAAGTTTTTGCTATCAATAGCCCCATTAGTTAAATCAATTTTTGTTCCTCTAGTATTTGCTAGATAATTAGATGATTTTATATTTCCTGTTGTTAAATTATCTCCATTGATTTGTGTTTGACCACTTGTACTTAAGTTACTAAATGTAACAAGTCCATTCATTTGTATTGTTCCTTGTGCAGTTTCAGTAGTTCCATCTTCTTTTGTAGTTGTAATTGTTATTCCACTTGATGTTGAACCGTTATTTACTGATAATCCTATACTTTTAGCAGTTTGACTTATTCTTGATGACAATTGATTTGTTGTTGTCTTTGTTGCGTATGTTTCTGCTACACCAGAACTTATTTCGTTGGCTTTTAATGTAATAGCACTATTCATTTCATTAGTTGTTGAATAATTACTTAGTTTTTGGTTAACACTTAAATCAATAGAACTTGATGTTTGATTAATTAATGTTCTTGTTTCTGATTTTGTATAAAATTGTTCAGTATATATATTTTTAGACATTAATCTTACAAATAAATATCCTGTGTTATAACCTAACAATGAAATAGTATAATCTCCATCAGTTAATTCAATAGTTGGATATGCGTATGTATTTATAATTGGGTTATCTAATAAACTTACACTACCATCAGCATTATATTTACATTTTTTTATTACTTTACAAGTTTGTGAATTGTAATCTAACATAAATTCATCATAATTTTCACTATCGTAATAAAGTAAATCGTCAGGTAAAATATAGTCAATATTTTCATCAGTTGTATTATTGTGTAATCTTATTTTTCTATCAGTCATAAATAAGTTATCACTAGGATATAAGTTGTCTCTAGGATATAAATAAGATAGGTTTTGACCTATTGGTCTTACGTTAATAACTATTGGCTCACTTTGATTTATATTATCTAAATCAACTGTTGCTTGTGTACTTTCTCCTGCTATTGTTATATCGGCTATATCGCTTATTGCACTTTCTATATTATCTACTCTTTGTGTTAATGCTGATTGTTTACTTGCTATTGAGTTAGGATTTGATGTATCAGTTGTATCTCTTACTACACTTTCTATAACACCATTTTGTTTATCGACTGAAATATATGTTTGACGTAATCGTTCTCCTAATGATATATCTTGTTTAATTGCCACTTGTTGTTCTGTCATTGCAGGACTTTTAATTACACTTCTAAATGTTCCATCGAAAGTAAACTGATGTTGTAATACATAGGTATCAAAATATTCTTCTTCATTAGTATAAATACGTATTTTTGAACCTATTGGAAGAAAAGGTTTTCCAGTATAAGTAGTCAATTCACAATCAACGTATTGTAAGTTGTGTACTCTTTCCCATATGTCAGCTAATGCTTGTTGTCTTAATTGTGGTGTATTTAATATATAATCATCAGCTATAATTATTGAATGTTCACCATATTCCTCTATACTTTCAGAATCACTTATAGATACATTCTCACTTTCTAATGATGAACTTCTTATAACTAATGAATTTACTGGTCCATATACTACTTTTCCACCATTTACTGTTGAATAATCTCTTTTTTGAAATACATAATCAGGATCGTTATTATTACTTAACCATGCTAAATCAATTTGATTATTTTCAACATCTATTTCTACAAATGATGACGCAATTTTGCATATTGTTTCTAATACAAACCTATTTGTTTCATTATTTCTAAATGGGTTATTTGTTATTGGTATATCACTGTTTAAAAACAATAGTGTCTTAGGTGTTAGTCCTAAATTTAAACAAACATCTTGATATAAGTCTGCTAATGTTTTAGGAGAAGTATAATTTATGTTAGATACATATGCTTTGTCTATGTTATTTGCTAAGTCATCATATGCAACAAATGATGTATAATTATCAATTAATTCATCTTTAGGCTTTTCTATTGTAAATTTGCCTAAATTAATATATTCTGTATTGTTATTGTCATATTTAACACCAACTTGTGCTAAAAAGCTAGCATTTTCAAGTGTTTTATCTAAGGCATTAATTAATTGTGCATTTAGTTTTTTACAATATACTGTTCCAATAATACTACCTTCATCATATGCTCCACTATCTATCATAAAATATTGTATTACATTACTCTGATTTAATTCAGCACCATTTAATATAGCCAATCTTCCATATCTGTTTTCATACGCATACTTTTTACATTCATTTATAAAATTTGCACTTGCCATAACCCACCTACATTTCTATTACTGCTTGTGTAGCAGGATTATATAATTCGATAATTCCAGTTGGTGTTTCGTAAGGCATCATGGCTTGTGCTAATCTATCACCACGATAACAAGTAATAGTTTTCCATTGTTTAGTAAATGGATTTAAAAATTCTACAATTATTGGAGAAGGTTTTTTAATTATTTCAGCATAAAAATCAACTACCTCATCATCAGTTAATGGTCTTGATACTAAATCTAATCTCCATTTTGTACCAATTACATTTAATATCATTGTTCCGTCAGCAGTAGTTGTATCACGTCCGCTATCTTTTGATACATCATACCATGCTACTTTAGATTCGTTACTTAAATATTTTGATATATCAACACCATTTAATCTTACTTTAGATACAATTAAAACAGGACTTGCTATAGTATATTTATATGCACCATTTATAAATTCTTGTACCATTATTTCACCATCTTTCAATTTCCCCTTGAAAGAAAGTGCTACACTCTATATTAATAAGAAGGAAGATTTATAGGACATCTACCAGTTTGTTTAGTTTTTTGATTTATTCTATCAATAATAACACCTTCATCAGTGTGAGCAATTAATTCCACTTTTGTTGTTCCACCATTAAATTGACTCATAGCACTTACTACGGCACTATATATTGAACTAGCAATTTGAGATTTATTTAATATTTCTGTTCTCCTATTTGCATTTGCAAGAATTTCAGGACCATTTTCACCAGCCCATACTAATGAGCCATGACTAGGTGATCCACCATTTGCATATTGAGGAATATTACTCCATGATGTGCCATTATATACTCCACCTCTAGCTTTATTTGTATATTTACTTAAATCAATATTTAAGAATTTTTTAGTTATAGTATTAACTGCACTATTTAATGAAGTGTTGTCTACAGAAGATTTTATAGTTAATTTAGGCTTGTTTTTATCTAATTCTTCTTGTAATTGACTACTTATTTTAAATCCTGAACCTTTCAATTTATTAAGTAATGTGTCTTGCATTTCTTGTGGAAGTTGTGTAAAATTACGCATAAATTCAGTTGTAGATTCATTAGCCATTGAAACCCATGCACTTACTACATCATTATTAATATTACCCATAGATGTTTTTACTACTAATCTTAAATTTTCTTGTTGTTTTTTAGCAAGTTCTATTTCGTTTTCATATTGAACTTTTCTAGCATTATATTCAGATTCTGTGTAATTATTTCTATCTTTTTCAAGTTCTGATAAATATATTTTGTTTTCATTTATTAAATCATTCCAATATTGATATTTTTCTTGTTGACTTTTTCCATATAATTTGCTTTCATGGTCGAAATACCAATTTAATTGCTCAGTATTTCCTGTAACAGATAATTCTGTTGCTTTTTCCCAATCTCGAATTGTATTTGTATAACCATCTAGTGTTTTTTTAGCAGTGTCATAATTTGCTTGGGCTTGTTTTAACTTACCTATTGTTAAAATATTTACTTCATTACCAAAAAGTAGACTATTATTATATTCTTCTTGTGCTTCCTGTAATTCTTGATTTGCTCTTGCAAGATTTTGTCTTGCTTCTTCTTCTTTTGCAATTGCTTCTTTGGCTTTCTCTTCTAATGCAACTAACTTTAATCTTGCTTTTTCTTTATCAATAGCTTCTTGAACTTTATCTTTTAATTTGTCATATTCAGTTATTACATTATCAACAACTTTAATTTCTACACCAAATGCCTCTGATAATTGTCCAGTTATAAATTTTGCTCTATCTTCATAACCTTCTTTTATTTTTCCGTTTTGGTCAACTATTCCTGTTAATTCATTGTATAAATTTTGATAATAATTCATTTCACTATCAACAATTCCATATGATTCCTGTAATGATTCAACTGATTTTTTCCATTCGTCATATTTGTCAGTAACTAATTTAGTTGTTTTATCTAATCTTTGTTGTACTTCATCGTTAGCATAAGCAATACCTTTTATTGCAGTTATTAATGAACCAATAGTTCCTACAACTCCACCAATAATTGCACCTGTTGAACCACCTATAGCAGCACCTGTTTGAATTGAACCAAATATAGTTCCAAATGCTCCACCAACTCCTTCGGCAATATTAATTACATTTGCACCACTTTCTGCTATGTCATCAAAGGCATTTTTCATTAGCCATAAACCACCGCCAGTCATAGCTAATCCTTTAAGTCCTGCTGATACTCTTTCTCCAGTACTAGCAGTTTCTTTCCATCTATCTATTCCTGATGACATTGCTGATGATAACTTTCTTACACCTGTTTCACTATCTCCAATAAGATTGTTATATACTCTAGTGTATTCAAACATAGTTTTTAATGGACTAAATAATCCAGTTACATTTTTTAATAGTCCACTAACTCCTAATGATTTAGATAATTTGCCTATTAAACCTACAAATTTAACTATTCCTGCACCAGTAAGTAAACTAACAAATAATCTCATTTGTGGATTTAAGTCCATGAATTTATTCCATAGATTTTTTATAGTAGTAGATAATCCTTGATACTTAAATTCATACTCACCCGTTAATGGATTTAATACCTTTTGAAAGCCTAATATTTCCATCCATCTATCACGAATGTCATTAGCCTTCATTCTTACTTTATCCATTAAATTATCATAACCATCAATAGCATCTAATAATCTCTTATCAATACCACCTGCTAATCCTACACCGCTACCTGTTCCACCTAATGAGCCTGTATTACTAGGTGTAGTTATATTATGGATTTGGTCAAAATCTAATATTTGTCTTTTTAATTCTTTTGCTGCTTTGGTAGCATTACTTGCTCCCTTGCCAATATCTTCAAAGCCATCGTAAGTATCCTCTAAACTTGCGATTCCAGTATTGAAATCTCGTGTTTCTAAATTTAACATATTTGCTATAGCCTTAGCAATTTCTTTTAATACCATTAATATTGCATTAGCATATGGTAATATGTCAGCATACATACCCATAAATAAGTTACCCCATGCTGTTTTTGCTTCTACTAATTGTTGTTTAAATATTTTTAATTGGTTTGCAGGAGATTCAATGGTTTCAGCAAAGTCTCCCATTGCTGCTCTAGCTTGATTTAATGTAGATATATAACGTAGTATTTCCTTTTCGGCTTGATTCATTTCACTAACACTACGATCAGTAATTCCTAATGACGCTAAAACAGGTTTTAAACTCTGTTGAGTAACATCTATACCATAACCTCTCAAAGGTTTTGTTTGCCCTGCATATACACCACCACGTAATGCCTCTGCAGTTGTTTGCTCACTTCTATTGTATAGTGATGCTAAATCATATGTTAGTTTAAGCATATTTTCAGACATTATAGTTGCATATTTATCTGATATTCCTTGGTTTATTGCCATTGCTTGAAATAAACCTTGATAACGCAATGTCTCAGTTTTATTTGTACCAAATGCTTCATTCATTTTGTTTTGGAATCTAGTTGCTTCTTCACCTAACGTAGAAAATGTTTTGACACCATCTTTTTCTACATTCTTAAATATTACATTAAATAAGTTCAACTCTTCTGCTCTATTTACTGCACTATCTAAGAAATCCATTGCTTTAGTAGCAACCATTTTAGCACCAACAAAACTAAATATTCTCTTAAATGAATTACCTAACCTATCTACGTTTGATATTGCTTTTTGAGATGCTTTACCAATATTTTCTATTCCTTTAGCATTTGTACTTACTTTTGATAAAGTACTGCTCATACCTGTTAGTGTTTCATTTAACTGATTTAATATTTTTAACGTTTGTTCACCAGTGGATTTTATTTGTAATTCTAAACTTTGCGTGTCATTCATTATTGTTTCTCACCACCTTCTCCCTTTTGATTTGGTAGTGCTTTTTCTTTATTTTTGCCCAATATCGCTTGTACTTGTGATATTCGATTTTTTATTTGTTGCTCTAATTTTTCTTTTTGGTTTTGTATATCTTTTTCTTCATCTTCCTTTGTTAAATTATAAGGTTTTTGAGAATAAGAAACTTTCTTACCTTTCCCAAAAGAATTTGATAGAGCTACGGCTACCGCTTCGTGAAAATATAAACCTTGTAGCCATAATTTAAAATTTGTTTCTTCTTGTTCTAACTTCTTATTTGTATAATAAGAAAAACGGTATGCCCAGAATAGGTCTGGGTTATCTTCCCAAAACTCTTTTACAGACATACCGTATGTTATCGCCATAGGCAATAAATCATAAAACCAATCTGTTAAGTTTTTATATTTGTTGCCTTTTTCCTCTTCTATTGCTCGATTATCTCCAATTCCTCCTCGGTCTTCTCGGAGTTCGTACCTGCTAGGGCATCTAAAAAAGCTGTGTATTCATCATATGCAAATTTAACTACTTTATTTACCATATTTTGTCCTTTTTCTTGTGCATATGTATCCATTAATTTTATTGCTAAATTAGGATTTACAGTGTTTCCATAGTTCTTTACAAACAATGATTGCCATAAGATTTCCCTATAAGTAACTGGTTTCTTAACAAATTCTTCTAGGTTAAATCCTACTGCTTCAAGCCATTTTATAGATTCCCTATCATATTCAAGAACATAATCTTTATCATTTATTTTTAATTTTAATTTTCGCATCGTTAATTTCCCTTCCTTTCATTTACTAAGCACTTGTTTCAATTTTTGCTGCTAATTGTGCTGGAGTTAAGTATGTACCTGCAACACTTGGAGTAGTATGTAGTGTACATTCCATAGCACCACCAACAGATTCTTCATTAATCCATGTTTGACAAATACCACTATATTCAAATCCTGCTCCATCTGGGAACTTAATAAGAATATCTTTCTTAATGTTGTCACATACTGTTTGAACAGCAGCAAGATTTTCTTGTGAATAATTATAAGTAAAGTCCATATCTCCTGTATCAGGTCTATCTGGTACATATACTTTTACTGGATCACTTGACGTAGTGATTTCTACGTTTCCACCTGCTTGACCAGTTGCAGGCATTCCTTTTACTGCTACTAATTTTGCAGTAGGATATTTTGCATCAGTAGTTGCTTTTACTCTTATCTCGATACCTAAATCGATCATCTAAATCACCTCTTTCAAATTTTCCCTTTAAAAGAGTGCTAACTTTATCTTAAAACTGGGTATATAACCAAGTTGTCATTTCCATATTTTGTATCTAACACACCTGTTAATTGAATTATATTTCTATGAACATTAGTATCTATATTAGGTGCATCATGTGTGACATGAACAGTAAAATGATAATTGTCTTTGATATAATTAACTATCAATTTAGTTAAGTTATCACATATTGTTTTTTTAGATACTTTTTTGCCATCTATTGTCATATTAGTGGCGTATATTTCTATTTCTATACCAAAAGAATAAGTTTCTTCACCATAATTTAGGTTATTATATTTATTAGTTATTTTAGGAAGCAATTTAACAGGTATTATAGGAAATATTTTGCTATCCTCAGGTTTGTTTTTAACTACCTTAGAAGAATATAATTTATCATTTTCCTCAATGTATTCTTTTAATTCGGGATAGAATTTCATTTCAAATACTTCTTCTACTAACATAATTAATCAGCCCTTTCATATAAACTTCCTATTGTACCCTGTATTTCTATATTTACTATGTCTCCAAAGTCTCTCTTTATATCTTGAAAGGCTTGATAAAACATATGTCGACTAGGAATACCATGTGTTAATTTAAAGTTACCATCTTTAGTTGGAAATGCCCATCCTTCTTCACCTTTTCCACTTGCATTGACTTGATAACCATGCTTTGTGGCATATTCATCTTGTGTTCCTTTGATACCTGTACCAAATTCATTCAAAATTATGATAAAGCCATCAGACAATTTTCCATCACTTTTAACATAAACTTTACCTATATTTTTTGTTTCATCGTATTCCCATTGAATAGCACCTACATATTCTCCAAGTCTATTTTCATAACAATACGCTAATACCTTTTGATAAAGTCCTTCTGTAGCAACTTTAATTGAATTTTTTATGCCTCGTTTATAATTATCTTCGAAATTTTGAAGTAGTTTTTTCGCCTCGTTTAAACTTTTCGTTGATAACTCTAACACTATCTTCTTTTTTAGCATTATTTTCTTCCTTTTCTAAAATGTAACCAGCCTTTAAAAAGTTTTCTTTATCTTCTTCCGTAAAGACTACTACACCATTAGTAAATTTATACATAATACACCTACTTTCCTATTATCTTTTGCATATAGATTACTATTACTGAATTTCCTACTCTTGGAGGTAATAAAACATAATTTGCATTATCGCCATTATTTTCCTCTTCATCAGGAGTAGCACCATACAAATAAGCTACATCAAATTCTTTAAATAATCCTTCATATTTTCTATCTATTACCATTCTTTGAGTTATACTAGCCAATTCACCAAACTCTGCTATTTCAGCATCAGATTTAACTGCTCTATAATTAAATTTATAAGGTTCTGGTTCATCATAAATAACTATTTCATTGCCTTCATCATCTAATTCAGTTCTTATTTTACTGGCTATATATAAATCTTTTTGCCATGAATCAGGGTTTGCTCTTACTGGTATCATTTAGGAACACCAGCCTTAGGAATTAATTCATCTAATAAACTCTTGGAGATTAGCCCACTTAAATAACTTACTGATATACCGTTTTCACTATATGATTGTACATTTGCACTATCTTTCTTGTTATAAAGTTCAATAGCACAACGTACTAACCACATTTTCATTCTCCATGTGTTAGGTAATTCTTCTTTTGTATCATCAAATGGATAAAGTGTATATAATGCTATGCTTTTAGCGTCATCTAATTTTAATTCAAATATATCATCTAATGAACTATCATCAGAACTGCCTAAAATTGATAATCTCATTTTTATTATTTTTTCATCAGTAATATTTGTTTGTTCTTCTTCTGTGATTTCATTATCAATTATTTCTTCATCATTCATATTTACACTTCCTTATCTCCATTATGGCTATAATACCCTTTTTTTCTAATTCCCTTGCACGTTGATAATCTAAATAGCGAATTGTACATGATGGAAAATATTGTTTTTCTATTACATCGTTGTATCCAACCGTAACCCTTACTTTAATATTTTTTTCCATAACTCATCAACCCCTTTTTGCTCGTAATCAACGTTTTTGGGAATGTTATTAACTATTTTTTTTATATCTTTCTCAGTTAATTTCATATCGAATGGTAGTATATATCCATTCTTGCCATCTTTTATATCTATGGTAGCATTAGGAAATGGTGTTACGAGTACTGGAACATGATTTTGTAATGCTTCATACATCGTTAAACAGAAACTTTCCGTATCCGATAATTGCACAACATAATCATATCCTCCCATAACTCTTTGACCTTCTCTTATAGGACTATGTAATACCATGTTTCCATAACTTACATATCCTAATGGATTAGTGCCAAAGACATCCCATATATACTTAATTCCATATTTCTTAAAGAGGTCACATAATTTTTTCATTCTTTCATAACCTTTTTCCTCGGTTAATCTAGTAAATGAAACAAGTTTTATATCGTACTTCTCAGTATCTAATATGTTAGGAATAACTACACTATCACGATTAAATTCTTTTAAAAAGGATTCTCTAGCACTCTCACTAACTGCTATGTACTTTGTTTTAGAATCACGTTCTCTAAACTTCCAATCCCAAAACTTTTTCATTTCAGTCCAGTTAGAATGTATCATTTGATATAATTCTTTGTATTTTATTTGTCCAAAATATTCATCATCAACTAAGACACTCGTAATAATACAAATATCACATTCTATTGGAGAAGTAAGTTCAATAATTACATTAACGTACTTACTGAGCATAATGGCGTTTTCTAGGCTTATATCACGACAAACTAATGTCATGTCATATTCATCACCAAACCTTTTACAAAAGTTTAGTAAGAATGTTTCAACTCCACCTATATCATTGTAATAGTGTTGTAATAATACTATTTTTTTCTTTTCCATTTACTTCTCCCTTTAAATATGATTTATATACTAAGCACTAACTGTCTTAACTTTGATTCCTTCTGGTTTAGTGAATGTAGTACTTAAACCAGTAATCTTTCCATGGAACCATTCTGGACCATGGTCAAGACCAATTTGTCCAAAGATTTGATATTTATAACTTGCACCGTCTTTAGCAAGTTCTTCTCTAAAGAAGTTACCTTTGCCTGGTACAGGTTGTTCAACTGGTCCACATACACTTGGATTATAAATTAATGCAACACCATCTGGTAAGAATGCACCAATACCAAAATGTAAAGTTGTACCAATAGGTAATACTAAGTCTCTTACTTGAATACCAAATGCGTTCATGTAAGGTTCTCCAACTTGCATACCCATTTCTACTGCATTACCATGTAATTGAAGTAAGTTTACTCCATTTACTAACATAGTAAGTTGTGAAATGTCTCCACCAGCGTTAGCAATGTCAGTTACGACTTCATTTACTAACCATAAATCTAGTGCAGCACCACCAGCAGCAACTACGTTAGTTGTAATAGCAGCTAACATACCACGTGTTTTGTTTACTTTGCTATCATCAGTAGCTTTGTTATAAGTCCCTTGAATAAATGTTTTTTCAATAGAACGTTTAATTTTATTCATTTTTGAAGCAGTTTGGAAATCTAATTCACTTGTAGGATTTTCAACTTGTCCTGCAATGTTTACGCCACCTAATGTAGCCATATTAGATTCTTTAGCATAACTTACTGCAACAGTTTCATGGAATATTTGAGTTACGTTACTCATTGGAGTTCTTGTAACATAAGTAGCTGTTGGAGCGGTTAATGAAGCAGTTTCACTAATATTAGGAATTACTCCTTCTTCACTTGTATAATATTGTCCACAAACAAATTCTACTGAGTTTGTGTATTTTACTCTTCCTGAAATTGAATTTAGGAATGGAGTACTTGTATCAGCCTTGTTATATAACAAACCTGAATAGTTTGGAACTAAGAATGATTGTACAGTTCCTGTGTTCATTTTTATCACCTCTCAAAATTATTTTTCCCTTTGAAAAGTGCTATTTTTTTGTCTTAAATCTTGACTTTTTGTTCTTCTTGATATAACTGACCATATAATTCAGTTTGTCGTAAAGTATCTTTGTTTTTGATAGCTTCTTCTATCTCTTTTCTTAATAAATCAACTTTACTTAATGAAGATGAACTATCTGAACCACCAATAGGTTTAGGAGTTTCGTTTAACAACTTAGTAGTCGTTTCTTTAGCAGTTTGATCCTTGGTTTTATTAATCAAAGATATAAAACTATTGGCTAATTTCATTGACTTTTCATAATCTTCACTTACAATAGTTGCCAAAGTTTCTTTTAATTCAGTATCTTCTTCTTTAATTTCAATACCATTTTGTAATAACAACTTTTGTACACCTAAATTACTTCTTTCAATAGCATTTTGCCTTTTTGCCTCTTCAAACTGTTTTAGTTCACTTTCTCTTTTTTCATCATCAGTCATTTTAGACTTTTTGAAATCTTCGTATTCAGTTTGTAATGTTGAATACTCACTTTCTGTGTTTTTTAAACGATTACTTAGGTCATTAAACTTATCTTTTGGAACAACTAATTTTGCCAATTCCTTAGATATTGCCTCAACTCTTTCTTCGTTTGTTGTGTAGGTTTCATTCCCTAACACTTGTTCAATAGCTTCTTTCATTTTTCCCTCCCACTCTCTACGTTTTTATAGTTGTCACGTCTCAACTTCTTAGAGTGTCATAGATTTTATGCTCTCTATGATGAGCAAATTTAATGCTTTTATAAGCACCATAGAATAGATATAAGTAGGACTTGCACCTACAACTCTCGTGTCCTGGTTATTAAGAATTGGACGTCCACCACACTCTATCTAGTTGAGTTATTATATCTACTCTATGCTGCTAATAAGCAGCACATCGGTCAATAATGAATAAAGAAAAATTAGTTTCTTGGCTGGGAATGAAAGATTCGAACTTCCAATTTACAGGTTCAAAGCCTGTTGACTTTACCAATTTGTCTAATTCCCAATATGGGGGGATTTATTTATCCCCATTTGATGTTTCCTCTCCTTCTTTTGGAGGGTTGTCATCACTATTTGAAGATGAATTTTTATTATTCATCTTTTCTCTAATTTGTTTACTTGCTTCGGTTACAAATAATTTTATCCATTCTTCTTGTCCACCATAGAAATTCATAGACTTGTTGAATGCCTCATTTGTATCACTATATAAACCACTTGTAGCCATTGCAACATCTGGAGCAATACCACTCTTAATTTGATTCATTAATCCTTGTGATTTAACTAAGAAGTTATCACTCTTATTACGTGAGAATTTTTGCTCAACTTGTTTTAATGTTAATGAATTAATATCACTCCATGGAGACAATGCACAAATTCTTAATACTAACTCTAATTCAGGTTTAGAACATCTCTTAAATTGCATTTCATCTTGTTTAGCACGTTCATCAGCCATTGTCCAACCTTCACTAAGCATTCTTGCTTGTCCTGTATCTCCACCAGATGTTCTTTCTTGACTTTTTGGAATACCAATTATTTGTAATGCAGTATTTAATAACCTGTCATGTAATATTTTTGTATTGCCGTGGTCTATGTTATTAGATAATAGTTTTAAATCAGCAGGTCTTGAAGGATCACTCGTTGCTATCTTAACAGCACCTAAATCTAACAAGTCAGCGTAATCTTCTTTATCTATATCTTGGTTTACAAAAACTAAAATACTTTGTATAAATTGTTCCAATCCATCTATTTCATCGGAAGTAATACGATTTATTTGATTTAATAAGTCCATTACTACTTCGATAATTCCTAATCTTGATTTATTTAAGTAATATTCAAATATAGGAATATCACCTAATATATGATTTTGTTTAAATTTAACTGTAAATGCACTTGATATATTTTCTTTATTTACTTCATAATAAGCATTTTTGGTATATACACTACCTCGTAATGTACTATCATGTACACCTATTGTGTAAGTAAATCCAAATAATCTCTTATGTGGTAAATAACTAGAATAAACAACAAATGTTTTCTTACTATCTAGGTTTTCTATATCAAATGGACTTTCAAAATCTCCTTTTTCACTAGGCATTATTAATCTATGCCCTATTCCTGATACATAAATGCTTTCAGCAAGTTCAGTATCTTTAGGAAATTTATCTTTTGCCAACATATAACTATTTAAAGTAGATACTTCTTTATTAGCAACATCACCACGTTGTACATATTGAATTGGTTCACCAAATACATAACTTTTCTTAAATTCAGTTATGAAATAGGCATTATTTTCAACAACCGTATTATTAATAGTAGGTCTTACTTCTTTAACCTTACCAATAATAGGTTGGTATCCTTTGTAATATTTCTCTAAATAATCAATTTCACCTGCATTTTGCATATGTACACTAAATACATCATTTAGTATTTTAGTTATTGTATCAACATTCATATCCTCAGGTTTATAATCTGCATATATTACTTTTCTACCAAATAATCTTAATTCTTCTGGAGCTATTTGTTTAGGTGTTCTACTTGCTTCTACAGGTCTTGATGCCGTAGATTGATTATTTGTTTCATTTTGATTATTCGTTTCATTATTTTCGTTCATACTATCACCACATTCCGTCCCCTAAACAAAATTGGGAACATAATCATAAAAGTACGGTTATGCTCCCGTGTAGCACTAAGCAAACTGCAAAGGGAAATCACGTTTGCTCGATTTACAAGTATCATAGAAAGTAAAAATATTCTATTTTTAAAGTATAAAAGTATAACAACTTTTTGCTTATTTTTATTAAAAAAGTCTTTGAATAGCTTGTGGCTTTTTTAAAATGCTTCTCCCTACAATAATTTCAGAATTATACATAGCAGCACCATCAGGACCATCATCAAATTTGTTCGGATAGTCGAACGAATACTTAGTTATATTGTCCATAAGTCTTCCAATATCGGTATTTGGTTTAACAATAGACTTGTCCATAAAGATAATATTTCGTTGTATTCCACCTAAATTGTTCTTAATACGTTCTTCTTTCTTCTTTGTATTGTAAAGTTCGATTATTTTACACGTAAACCAACCTCTTTCGGTTAATTTCCCCTCTAGTAAAGGTTTCAAAGATACATCTATGTTATTTTCTATTACTAAAGTAGTAATATTGTCGTCAATTATCTTATTTACAATGTCATCATACAATTCTTCCATAGGTTTTTTACTAAATATAGCATCCCAAAGAAAGTGTTTACTATGTCCATCAGGTTTACATATAAACATATTAAGATTATCTTTACCTTTACGTTTAGTATCCATTACTGCCATACAATAAGGTTCTAAATCATCAGGTGGTGTTATATATGTTGTCAAGTTTTCCCACGCTAACTCTCTTCCTGTAGGTGCTATAGGACTTTGTTGATATACACAACTAAATAAGAATGGATCAGTAGTATCTCGTATTTGTTCAGCTATTTCTTGCGGATATACTTCACTACACGTAGTTTTACCCTCACTATCAAATAAAGGAACACGAATAACAATAGTATCATCACTTCGTATTACATAAGGATTATCCGTTTCTTTTAATTCACTTACTTTATTTCTA